CTGCAAGCGCGCTGGCACGGGCGGCGTTGGCCGTTATTGGGTGGCGACATGAATTGCCGCAACGAAGGCTGCAATAGGCCGCTCACACACAACTCACGCGACGGACTGTGCTGGTCCTGCTACGGCAAGCGCCAGAAGCAGCGCCTCGTTGAAGGCACCGCCGCCAAGCGGGTTGTCGAGAAGCCAACCACCATCGCCGTCACCAGCTATGCTGAAAGTCCAACCATGCGCATCAGCCTGCCGCGTGAACCGTGGAGGACGGAGCGATGATTGGCCCGCACAGCACATGGACGATAGAGCCGTCAAACTGGTGCAAACTTCTTTTGTACATTCCCGAAACGGGAAAGCTGTTCTGGAAGCCTAGATCAAAGCAATTTTTCAAGAACGAGTGCGAAATCCAAATGCGCCGCTGGAACGGCATGTATGCAAATACAGAGGCATTCACAACCGTCAATTCAGCCGGATACTTGAAGGGAGCCATCGCAGGAAAGCATCTAGTTGCGCACCGAGTGGCTTGGGTGGTTTTTTGGGGCAATCTTCCAAAGGGGCCTCTTGACCACATTAACGGCATCAAGACTGACAATAGAATTTTTAATTTAAGAGAGGTTACGGCATCAGAAAACGCAAAAAACGCTTCAATGAGGCATGACAACAAAAGCGGAACGACAGGCATATCAAAGCAAGGAAATTCTTGGGTCGCTCAAATTGGAGGGGTAAAAAATCGCGTTTATTTAGGATCTTTCAGCAGCCTTGATGCCGCAAAGGCGGCGCGGCGAAGGGCTGAGCAAAGCCTAGGGTATCACCCCAATCACGGGAGGTCATGATTATGGGCCATCCATCAACTTGGCAAGAAGAAGTTTACCACCTTAAAGCCGAAGCCAAGGCGCTACGGGCTGAAAACGAGCGGTTGCGCCGCGCTATGCAAGCGGCTTGCACGTTCTGCGAGGTCAACGCAGCGCCAACTGCTTACAAAATCCTCAAGGACGCGCTCAGAGAGCCACACAGTGCGCCTGAGCCGTTTCCCGGCGTCACACCTAGCGATGATGATTGAAGCCCGTCACGGGGCAGAGGAGAAGGCAGGACAGTGACCAACACATACGCCATCAACACCACGCGGGGCAAAGAGTTCGATGTCGAAGCAGAACTCATCACCCTCGGTCTACAACCGTGGGTGCCGCGCCGTCTCGAAAGCAAGTACATCAAGGAAAAGCGACAGGCGGCATGGTACGACAAGCCATATGTCCCGAAGCTGATGTTCTGCGTTATTCCGGCGATCTACTGGCGGGACGTGTTCGAGTTAAAGCACGTCATCGGCAAGCCGACCGAACTCAGCCGCTTGGACATCGACGGTCAGGCCGGGTGCATCATCAAGCGCCCTGACGGTTCACAAGTCACCAGAGAACCGCGCTACGGCCTCAAGGACTTCCGTAGCGCAGTCGAAAGGGAATACCAGGACATGCAACGCCGCAAGGTCAACAGCGAGTACCAGTGCCAATATGAACCGGGTCAGGCGCTTGAAATGCTAGACCAAGCCTTTGCCGATCACGGCGCAACCTTCGTCAAAGTGGTGAAAGACGCACGGGGCGAATATGCCAAGCTGCGTGTGGAGATGGAGATGATGGGCCGGTCGGTCAGCGTGGACGTTGACCCCGATAAGGTACGCGCAAGCGGGTAGTTGCGTGTCAAGCGTTTTCTTGCTATGGTTCGCACGTGGCTGATCCCCGGCGTTCGGCGCTAGGAGCCACAACGTAACCCCGCAACCGCGTATGGCTTACGGCCTGCGGTTCAGGCAGCGGGTTAGCTACTGCATTTCAGAGATACAAAACCCCGAACATCGGAGAACGCACATGAGCGACCGTGACGCAGCGGGGCGCTTCCTGCCCGGTCACGGCATGGCTGGACCGGGGCGACCTAGTGAATACACAGACAACGCGCCAGAGATAGCTTACAATGTAATGCGTGAGGGGCTATCCAAAACGGCAGCGGCGGGCGTGCTTGGGATTGCCCGCGATACCTTCCTACAATGGGAGAAAGACCACCCCGCTTTTTCCGTAGCGGTAAAGAAAGGTGAAGCTGCACGCACCTTGCATCTTGAACAAGACTTGCTTGAAGCGCCTGACGGACCAACAGTCACAAGCCGCATTTTCGCGCTCAAGAACGCAGCGCCGGACGAGTGGAAAGAGAAAGCCACAATCGACAACACCAGCAGCGACGGCAGCATGACGCCACAGCCTGCCATTGACGCCAGCAAGTTGAAAAGCGACACGCTCGAAGACATCCTAAATGCAGCAACTGACGAAGGCTGACCTTGAAGCGGTTGAGCGGGAATACTGCAAAAGGTCGCTGGCAAACTTCATCAAGCGCGCATGGCCGCATGTGGACCCGCAGCCGTACATTCACGGCTGGCATATGGACGCAATGGCCGAACATCTCGAAGCGTGTGCGGCGGGGCAGATCACGCGGCTGTTGATTAACATCCCGCCGGGAACGTCGAAGTCCACAGCAACTAGTGTATTCTTTCCGGCGTGGCTTTGGGGGCCGTTCGGATGGCCGGGGGCGCGTTTCATCGGGGCAAGCTATGAGCAGGGGCTTGCAACCCGCGACAACCGCAAGACGCGGCTCTTGATCGAATCCGAATGGTATCAGCGGCACTGGCCCACAAAGCTAACCAGCGACCAGAACGAAAAGACGGGGTTCGAGAACACAGCGCAGGGCTTTCGGCAGTCATGCGCGGTCAAGTCAATGACAGGCAAGCGCGGCGACTTCGTGGTCTGGGACGATCCGCTATCGCCGGAAAAGGCATACAGCGAAACAGAGCGCGACACCGCGAACCGGGTGTTTGCTGAGACTTTGCCGACGCGCCTGAACAATCCAGAAAAGTCCGTCATCATCGTCATCATGCAGCGCCTGCACGAAAATGACGTGTCAGGCTACATCCTCGCCCGCGACCTTGGGTATGAGCATTTATGCCTGCCGATGGAATACGAGCCGGATCGCGCGTGTAAAACCAAGATCGGATTCAAAGACCCGCGCAAGAAGGCGGGCGATTTGCTTTTTCCAGACAGGTTTTCGCGCAAGACGGTTGAGCGCGATAAATCAGTGATGGGCAGCTTTGCTGTCGCGGGGCAGTTTCAGCAGCGCCCGGTGCCGCGTGAAGGCGGTATGTTCAAAAATCACTGGTTCAACGCGGTGAACGCAGTACCGGCTGGAACTGAGTTCGTTCGCGGTTGGGACTTGGCGGCAAGCACGAAGTCGGACAGCCCTTGGACGGCGGGCGTTAAGATCGGCAAAACACCGGCAGGGCGCTACATCATCGCGGACGCCAAGCGCGAGCGGGTGACAACGCCGCGCCAATTCATTGTCAGCACGGCAGCGCATGACGGCGCAGAGGTGTTTATAAGCTACCCGCAAGACCCCGGCCAAGCTGGCAAGGACCAAGCCAAAAGCATAGCGCAGGACTTGGCGGGCTATCGGTTCAAGGCATCGCCGGAAAGCGGCGATAAGGCGACACGGGCAGAACCACTGGCGGCGCAATGCGAAGCCGGGAATGTCGATATTCTCAAGGGCGATTGGAACGCCGCATTCTTGGATGAGATTTGCGCGTTCCCGTTTGGCAAATTCATGGACCAGGTGGACGCCGCAAGCCGCGCGTTCAACGAACTGGCGAAACCAAAGGCGAGGGCAACAACGGGCCGCGTCGTGGGGATGTTCTAATGATAGCATCAGAAAAGCATCCTGAATACACCACGGGTCGCGTTTATGATTGGCTCTTGTGCGAAGATGCGTATCAGGGCGAAACCGCAATCAAGGCACGCGGCGAGCGATACCTTACAAAGCCGAGCGGCCAAAGCACGGCAGGCGGTCACGCTGACGATGGTGCGGCGGCGTATGCAGCCTACAAAGACCGCGCCGAGTTCATGGAAATCATGGGGCCGTCAGTCGGCGCAATGGTTGGTATCATTCATGCCCGTGAAATTCAGATCGAAATGCCAAGCGCACTTGAATACCTATTCGAGAACGCAGACGGCAAGCGCAAGACGCTGAACGACTTTCACCGCCTTATCACCCGCAACCTACTTGTGACGGGGCGTTATGGCGTCTTGGTTGACGCACCCAACGGCGGTGGCGACCCGTACCTTGCGGGATACAAGGGCCAAACCATCATCAACTGGGACGATGACTTTTTCGTTCTGGACGAAAGCGACTACATCCGCGACCGCTTCACATGGAAGGCTGTTGAGCAGTACCGGATCTTGGAAATGGTTGACGGGCGGTATGTCCAGACATTCCAAAGCCAAGGCGAAGAAACCGACATCACGCCGAACAAGTTGGGAGGCCGCGAAGACGCGCCGCGCCCATTGCAGCGCATTCCGTTTACCGTGGCATCGGCAACCGACATTGGGCCGGATATTGAAACCCCGCCGTTGATCGGTATCGCGCGGGCCGCAAAGGCGGCTTATCAAGTTTCGGCAGATGAGCGGTTGCAAATGTTTATGAGCGGACAATCCACATTGGTTGCCATCAATGGGCCAGCGCCCTCGGTCGTGGGGTCGGGCGTCGTTCACGAAATGTATGGCAGCGAGGGGATCACGCCTGACCTGCGGTATGTGGAGCCACCAACCGGCACAATAAGCAATCATGCAGAGAAAATCGAAAAGTTGCGCCAAAATGCGATGCAATCCGGCGCGCGCATGTTTGAGCAAGGCGGGCAGTCGCAAGAAAGCGGCGAAGCCCGTCGCATGCGCTTCCGTTCTGAGACAGCCAACTTGCAGACCATCGCGCAATCGTCTTGCTCATTGCTAGAGCGCGCTTTGCGTGACGTGGCGATGATGAAGGGTCTCAACGAAGATGAGGTCATCGTGACGCCGCCGGA